TGTGCAATCTCTTCAAATGGATTTATCTTATCAAAAAATACTTCTACGTCTGTTGCAAGATCTGTACCTGCACCTAAGTCAATTAACTCTGCTCCTAATGAAACTACACCTTCAGGTACTTTAATTAACCCTGAAGCTACACCTGCTAGCGCTGCGTTAAATGCATTTCTTTCGTTACCTAACTCCTCATCACCTAAGCCCATGAAGCCTTCTGGATCGAAATCTGTATCGTATGCCATTTAGCCTCCTAGTTTTGTATTAGTTCTTCAAATGAAATATTAGATTGTTGTATGAATGGATTTCCATTTTCAGCTACACCAACTCTAGTGTAGGTGTCTGTTACATCATCGTAGTAAACCCCTGGATTAACATCTTTTTTAAGATTACCTTTTCGATATAATTTTTTAGCTCTTGGTAGTTGTATATTTATATTTGCAGCTTTTAATTTATCATAGTCACTTAATTCAAAGTTTGATCTATTTTTAGCAGTAGGCATATCTTTCATGTCACCTGATTTAACCATAGTCTCCGCATAACTAAATACTTTTTCTTCTGGTGAATCTGTTTTTAAAAATGGTTGTTTAGAATAAGTAGAGTCAATAAATTCTTTCATTTTAGAATCTATCCTTGCATTATATTCTTCTGTAGTTTCCATATCTAGTTGTGGTCCTACAGATGCTGTGGCTTGTGTTCTTACTTTTTTAAGATTATCCACACCTAATGTATCAATAGCCTTGGCTCTTAGTGCTAGGTTTTCACTTCTTTGTGATCTTCTGTTTTTAATCATGTCTTTTATTGGTTCTTTCGCTGCAGCACCTGCTGTTGCTAAAGCCCCTGATAGACCTTTACCTTGAGGTGTTCGAGATAATAAATCAGGTCCAAACTGTAATAAAAAATCTGTTACCGGATCACCCATGTCTTGTCCACCACCTCTAACTAAAGAAATAAAATCTGTAATGTCTTGTTCTCCAACGTTTAATGCAGGGTTAGTAGATCCTACATTATAATTACCTCTGTCTACAATACCAGTCATAACACCTTCGCCGACGTTACCACCTTTTCTAAACATAGGTCTTCTTAAAGTTTTCATATTTATGCTTGCGTAGGATTTCTACCAAATCCAAAACCTCTATAGATACCAGCTAACGTTGCTCCGGTTCCTAAAGCTTGCTGGAATATTCCAGGTGTTGGAGTAAAGGTTTGTTGTGTTTGTCCTGGGTATCCTGCTATTAAACTAGTTACCCCTGAACCATATTGATTAGCTGCATTTAAAGGTTGCATTAATTGTTGTTGTAATAATTGTTGTTGAGCTGTTAAATTTGCTTGATTCTGAGCTTGGTTCTGTGCACCTAAAGTTGAAAGCGCTGCAACGTCTTGTCCTAAGAAATTCTGTTGAGCTGAACCTAGACCTAATTGATTTGCATAATTTTGTTGAGCCAATTGATTAGCCATACCAAAACCTTGTTGTAATAAATTTGCTTGGATACCTGATCTATTTCTATCAGAATTAGATTGATACTCTGCTCTTTGTACACCTTCTCTACCACCACCAAAAGCACCTGCTGCAATCGCTGCTGCTGGTACACCTTGTGCTCCTTTTTGAGCTTGGACATCATATTCTGCAAGTGTTGAATCAATAACATCTTGTTGATATGGAGACATGTATGCTTTGTAAGCATTGGGTCCTGTTGAAGCTTGGGCAGCATCTAAAAATTTTTGATAACCACCTATACCTTTTTGTGCTAAAGCTTGTGCATCTTTTTGTAATTGGTCTTGACCAGCTACAAATTGTGGACCAAATATTTTAGAAAGATCTGCACCGGCGTATCCACCAACTGCTTTAGACAACATGTCTAAAAAAGTTTTACCTCCCGCTTCTAAAAACTCTGGTGGTAATATTCTGGATTCTTGAACTGCCATTATGCTACTCTCGATTCTAATTTTTTCATGGTGTCATACATAACTTGAGCACCTTTTTCTATATCTCCACCACCTGCTGCTTTTACAGCATCGGCAGTATATACAAATTCATTGTTTGATAACATCGCTGGAATGTCATCTGCCTTTTCTTTTATACCAACAGGAGGAATAAATCCACCTGTTTCTCTAAGATCTAATTCTTTAACACCTTGAGGATTTATATTAATTGGTAAGCCTTCAATACCTGACGCCATTTCTACTTTGTCACCAAAAGCATAACCAATACGTCCACCATCAGCATAACCACCTTGACCTGATGTATATTCAGAAGTATCTCTTTCAACACTTTCTGCTATTTGATCTGCAGTGTAACCTAAATTTTGATAATAAGATGATAAGTATTGTCTTAGGGATCCAACATTTCTAGTTGCAGCTTCTTGCTCTTCCGCACTCAATGCAGCTAATGCTCCTAATGCAGAACCACCCGCAAACACTTTACCAAAATTTCCTAAAGCTGAACCTTTTCCACTAGTTGTCAATGCTTCACCTAAAGCTGTTCCTTTTAATGAACTCATAATTCCTGATAAACCACTTTGATATCCAGCTAAACCAGCAGATTGTCCAAAAGCCATAGGCGCAAAGTAAAGCATAGCAGCTTTACCTATAGGACTTTTAGCAACTTTTTTAACACCTTTAACTACACCAGATACAGCTTTTTTAATGCCTTTGAAGATACTTCCTAATCCGTATTGTTCTCTAGGTACTTGCATTCTTGATATTGTCATAATTTAAATATATTTGCATTGTTGAGCAGGCACAGACGTCCTGAAAATACTATACTTTATTTGATTTTTTTATCTTCGTCAAGAGGTTTGGCATGTTTTGCAGGCCTATGACCTTGATATAAATCATCATAAAATCGACCACAATACTGAAACTCTCCAACATGTGTTATTACATCCATAACATAGATATGAACCTTACCACCCATATCACCCCACCTTTGACAGAATCCAAAGTCTTCTCCAAAATAACGTTTTGTTTCAGGGTCATGAATAGTATCAAAAAGATTATACATATTATCTTTTTTCTCTTCTTTACCATTAATGTAAGTAGGTTGAAATATTTCTAGCTCAGGGTAATGTCTAATCATACCCTCTAATACTTTTCTTTTAATTAACATACATCCTGTAGGAGCATGTGTCACTTCTATAATACCTTTGTCAGCTATTATGTTAGCGTTGTCTTTTACTTTAATTGGGTAAGTATAACCAGCTCTAACTAAATCGTCAGCTGAAGTAATAGCATCTTCTTTAGTATTTAGTCTTCTCCAAATTTTATCCCAATCTATCATCTTCATAGGATAAGGACATGCAATAACATCTTGATCTGCCTCTAACATTTTTTCAATAGTAGAGAACTGAAAGTCAATGTCTGAGTCTATAAATAATAAATGAGTGTAATTATCTTCATGGTTTAACATTTCAGATACACATAAATTCCTACCTTGTGTAACCAATGATGATTTCAGTAATGTAAAACTAACCTGTATTTTTTTCTGTATACACTGTTGTTGAAATTTTAAAACTGATTGAGTGTAATGCATAGATGTATCACTATGACAAGGTGTACATACCATTATCTTATGTGGAGAAACATTACCTACATGTATTTCTGTTACTTCCTCTTCTGGTTTATTAAACCAGATAGGTTTATTAGGACTTTGCACCAATCGCTCCTTTTAAAAATCTTTCCCATGCGGCTGCTTGTTTATTCCAACTGTAATAAACATGAGCATAATGAGATTGCGATTCCATATGATTATGTATATGTGGATTATGTAAAGTTTTTGCTGCAGCTTCTATTCCATAACCAAATTTTTCTGCTAGCCTTCTGTGATTATCATCATAAACAATATACATTGGAAACTCTGCACCTGTTTCATATAAAGCTCCATAATTAGTTGTTATACAATATAGTCCACCAGCCATAGCTTCTAGTAAAGATATACAAGATGTCTCTTCAAAAATACTAGGGTAGACATACATATTATATTTATGCATGTTTGATTTAATGTAGTCATTAGATTTATAACCTATGTAATTTACGTTAGGTAAATCTTCAGCTTGTTTATATAATTCTGTATAGTTATGATCATTCTCTTCATAAAATCTTTTTCCATATACTTCTGTAGAAGAATAAACATCTAAACTAATCAAAGGATTTTTTACCAACTGCATTGCACCTAGTAATACAGATAGACCTCTCCAAGGTGTGTTCTGGTGAATAATTTTTATAGGCTGTCCTTCTTCATAAGGTGCAGCTTTTGGTATTGTGTCTATACCATTTTTAATAACTACACATTTTTCTGTAGGAATACCAAACATCATTCTAAATTTTTCAAAGTTCCAATGTGAATTAAATACATACCAATCATATTTATGATGGTTGCTTTTGTTTTTAAACCATGGTGCAAGATTCGGTTGATCGTATGAATTCTTTTGCCAAAGTATATTTACTTTAGTAGGATGTAACGGAATTTTTTCAGGTACAGATGTTGTAATCTGAACTTGATCTAATAATTCTTTGTCAACGTATTTTTCTAAATAACTAAATTGTAACTCTGTTCCACCTTTAGGTAGTTGGTTTCTTATTATCATTCATTGCTTTCTGTAAGAGGTTTAATCCTTTCGGTGACACTACTACTGTAAGATCTTGTGCAATATGTTCTGCTACTGTTTCAGTATTAGGGTCAGCTATATCAGCTTCTTTCTCGGTTTCGTCTTTATATACTTTATTCGTTCTAGTATTTCTTAGAACTACTGTTGTTGTACAATCAATTTTTAATATATTATCCATTCTGTTGTGACCTATCTATTAAAGCATAACCAACTACTACTTCAAGTTTATTAGCGGTTTCTGCTTGAACTTTTATAGCATCTCCTGCTTCTAAATTCAACCCCTGTTCGGTGGCATTTACTGTACTTGTAGCAGGTATATCTTTTCTAAAAAACTCTATATCTGTAGTGGCAGAAGAATCTCTTAAATCACAATTAGCTAATACAGCCCCTGTACTATTATTAGATATATATACAGATTTTATAATAGCAATAGCTGAAGTAGTTATAGTTAAAACAGTTGTCATAGCTGTATCAGTTAATATTTTACTAGCGTTTTTATATTGTATTGTCATGATAAGAAATAATTATATGTATCCTGTTCTTCTTTCAAGTCATTTTGAAAAGCAAAATTTAATTCATTTTTAATAGTATCTAATGATTGAAGAATTTGTCTTAAATTTTCAACCTCGTATTGTTCTTTTGGTTCAGGTATGTAAGCAGTTATCTTAGCCATTACGAAAACATTGTGCCAGATGAAAGCATAGCTTCATTTTTCTTTTCTTCTAATTCTTGTAATCTTTGATTTTGTTCTTCACTATTCATACCCAATTCTTTACCAGTTTTTAAAGTGTTGTATTCTCTATTTTCAAAATTAGATAATTTTGCCATTAGGTTCTCTATAGAGCCAACTTGATCTTTCACTGGATCTTCTAAATTAGGAGCAAGTGGTTCTATAAATTGCCTGTTATAATTATTAGGTGCTACTCCCATTGGTAGAGAAGAATTTATATTAGGTTGTGCTAATGTTTGTATACCTTCAAACTGTAATTCAGGTAGATTACTAAAATCAAGAAATTGTTGCGTATTTTGCGCTGGAGTATTAGGAACAATTCCTAAACCTCTTTGTAAACCTGCAAGTCTTTCATCTAAGTCAGTCATGGTATAATCTCCATCTTCGTATTTTGTATCTAAAGTATTTTGTATTGTGTTAATTCTACCAAGATTAATTCTTTGTTGTTTAGCATTTTCATATTCTTCTTGAGTATCATAACCCGTAAAATCTTTTCTAAATTTACCAAGTGCTTTACCTATACCCTCGTTAAAAAGAAAACTTGATCCAGGCACGGCAAAGCCAAATAATGTTTTAACTAAATTACTTAAACCACTACCTCTAGGGTTAGGATTGAAAGGGCTAAATTTTTTACCTGTCTGATTAGCTCTTATGAAATTATTATTATTTAAAGTTTGTATAAAATCTCTTTCTGATCCGCCATAATTAACATCGGGACCACTATCATATGAAGGTCCTCCTACACTTCCAACAGCCTTACCTGCTTCAGCACTGCCTGGTGCTCCACTTCCACCTTGATATGTGTCTGTTACTTCTCCTCCGCCAATATAATTTATTCTCTTATCTATCGCCATTATCTTCTTCCATCTGGTTTAGCGTCAAGCCTTAATGTACCATAACGCCATGTTTCACCCACAGCATCATTTTCTATTTTGAGTGCTACTAATCTCGCTCTTGCTCGTGTATCTACTTTATCAGTTGTTGAGGTAACTGTAAAGGGTCCAAGTGAAGAACTAGCTGCTGTGTTATTAGGGTAATCATTTAGTAACAAAGTAATTTTTGAATTGCCTTCTAATAATTGAAAGTCAGGTATAAATCTTTTAACTGACATAATAAACTCACCATCTCCTCTAAAATCTGCAACACCCGTTTGCATTCCTAAACCACTAGATCTGTTAGCTATGTCATAATCCCCCGATTGAATAAAAGCATCAATAGAAGTAGTACCTGAACTGTTAACCTGATCGGTCCCTGTTTCTTGAGCATAGTAAGTTGATGCTCCATAGGTTGCTGTAATTCCTTGTATTGGAAAATTAGGTAAAGCTGTTTTATTATAATCAGTAGCATAAGGAAGTTCAAATACCCCTTGATCTAGATAACTACTTCTTGCAAGAGAACTTGTAGTCCACACATTCTCAGCGTAATTATAAGTTACACATCTATCTATTTGAGAAGAACCAAATTTAGGGTAGAACCAATTAATTTCATTGTATAAAGTATTATGCTCTGCATAAACAAGAGGGCCTGAAGCATAATTAATTCCAAGATGATCTCCACCTGTTGTAAATACAAAATCTTCTACCAAACATGGTAAATATTTCACTGTACCATCAAATTTAAAAAAACCTCCTTCACCTGACATCCAGTATACTTCACCATTAGAATAACTTAATGCATTTTGTCCAATACACCCACAGTTAGTTCCAACTTGTCTTACAGAAAAAGTAAATGGTGGTCCTACATATTGAATTACATAAGCAGCCAGATCTGTTAAAACTAAAGTGTAGTCTTTACCTGATACAGCAGCTCTAATCTCATTACCTTTATCTAATAAAAAAGTACCTGCAGTGTTAGTTGCAGTGGGTTGATATGAATTAAAATTTTCTTGATCACTAAATCTTATAAACATTGGGTTCTGAGTTGTAGAGCTACCAACAGTTGTCTCAGTTCCAAAATGAAACACATGTCTATCTCTATCTGATACTTGTGTAAGCCTAGATTTAGTAGGAGCATTAGCCATGATAGCTGCTCTATTTGCTCTTGGTGAAGCTGCACCAGCATTCCAAGTA